GAAACCCCTTTGTGTACAACACAATTATAGACATTTAAAAGTACATGTGTATGAATATGTGCATTCCGCCTAGCAAATAGGGGTATTGACCTAGAAATATGTACAGAATAGATATGATGTACAGTAATATAAATAATGCTGATACCCTCAATACCGACACCCCCCGGTCCCCCTTTTTCGATTCAGCCACCCCGGCACTGGGGGTCAGGAGGTGTACTCATAAATTATTTTTAGTAAAATATTTATAATAGGAGCCGTATATGTCAGCAAGTAGAGAATCGATGAACTTTTGGCAGTACCTGTTTAGTTTTAATAAACATAAGAATATCAGCCATTTCTTTAGGTATAAAGTATGGTTGGGTAGTTATTTCATGCAGGATACGTTTTATGGTTATTTTAATAGGTTTATTGGTTGTTGGTTATTTGGACATAGGAATGTTAAGGATATAGCAGAACCGCATGAGGGAAGGCTACTGCATTGTTTTAACTGTGGTAGGTTTATATAAGCCCGAAATGGAGACTTGAATGTTTGAAAGTACAGATGGCCATGCAGATGCTCACGTAAATGAGCTTAGGCATAACACCGTAACGTCTGAAGAGGATTTGCTCTCGTATAGGCAGTCGTATGTAGAGGGGTATGAAAAGGCTTATGAGAAGTTTGATATTGCTACAGATGACTTGCAGGAGGCGGTAATATTGTTACGTAAGGCTGAAATAGCTCTTCATGGTGTAAAGCGTGATATGGATCTATTTGAAAATACAGAGGATTTGACGCCAATTGAAGAGGGTCTTTGGGACAATATGATGGATTTCTTGGATAAAATGTCTCGTGGAGGCTTAAGGACATTATAGTCCTTATATCCGTAGTGAGCAAAGTTCATTTAGTTGTTTAAAATAAGGGGTTTTTGATAAGTGCCAAAATCAGTAATTAAGGGAATATGTCAGAGTTGCTTCAAGCCAATAAGCAAGAATGATCGAAAGATTAATTCAATACTGTGCCCGGACTGCATTAAGGATGGACCAATAATTAAAGAATTTATAGATAAGTTTCTCAATGAGTAAAATAGTTCTTGATACTGATTGTGACGGCAGGACGTATGGGCAGATAGTGCTTACAACCTTAGAGACGGATGATATCAAGTATTGTGATAAATGCCGTACAGAGCTTAAAAACACTGGTATGGGCTGGTATTGTAAGAAGTGTGAAGTAATAGGACACCACATTAACGATAAAGGTCAGTTTCAGAGTGATAAATATCCGGATATAGGACCGGATAAGATAGTGTTTAGTTTTCATGACGCTTTAGCTACACCGCTTTTAGAAGAATATGCGCAAATGACACCAGATCGAGAATTGGGAGACGATATATTGGATGCACTGAGACATATAACAGCACAAAAGAAATGATGTACCGGAACTATGAAAAGGGAGGTAAGATTGCCCGTACGGTGTATCTCAAGGGTGAAGCCAACTACCTAAAATATGGTGAAAGTCCGTGCCATAGCTCCGGTACATATGAACTTTAGTACTATGACTATTCATTATGTCCATATAGTGCCTGACAAGGAAATAGGCCAACATAACACTGATGATGGTACAGCCTGTTCATGTGACCCAAATCACACTCATAAGGGTAATGGCTCTATTGTGGTTCATCATAAGGAGAAATAATGCCAGCAACCATAACCTTGACCTTAGTAGTGGTAATATCCCCATGGGACGACGCAATAGGCTCGGAGTCAACATTGCGTCGTAAGGACGATGCTATAGATATAGCGGTTAAATACGTGGAAAATTCACTTAATAGGCGTATAGGACCAAATGAGGCCTGTTCAGTGATATTGGCTGAGAAATTAGAGGCTGTCAAATGAGGGACCACAGTAATGGCATTATTCGGTGAAGTATTGGAATTCTTTGTTAGGTGCTCATTTGTGGTACATAAGCTGGATTGGCGTTCAGCACGACATGAAACTGTTGCTATATGGATACAGGTAGAAGCTGATAAGTCTGGGTATGGTATAAATGGATAAGGACATGCAAATAGGTAAGATTGCTTTTAGCAATATACCCTTTAATGAAGTTCCTGAGATATTTGGTCAAAAGGCTGTACCCATGCCAGAACCAGACCTGAATGCCCATTTAGACAGTGTACGACCATATATCCGTAAACGTGTGAAATTAGAGAGCTATATCAATAAATGTTTAAATGAATGTGCAGATAAGCTTAATTCGGAAAATGTGGAGAGCAGAGCGTGGTTGTTGGGCCAATTTCAAACACTTAAAAATATAAAACGGAAAATGGAAGAATATGATACCTGATAGCTACCCGGTACATAACGATTGCGACTTACCAGTGGAATTGTGCGTTTGCCAAGATGCCATGGTGAAATTCGTTAATGGCGTATATGTGGACCGAGGTAAGAATCCTGAGCGTTGGGAAAACCTGATACTGATTGAAGGACAGTGGGAAGATGCTGACGATGATAATTTAGTCAAATATCGCCATGTATACCCGGTGAATGATAAGCGGCCGCATAGACTGGATAAAGACGGTTCTGACTGTTTCTGCGATCCACACCTTGAAATGCTGGATGACTGGGAAACTATACTGGTTACCCATAAAGCACTGGATGAGCGGCTATAATGGAATTCAAGGATACGCTGAAATGCCCGGAATGTAGAACAATGATGGTATTGCATAACATAGGCTGGTTCTGCCGTGGATGCATGAAAATAAAGAATAATTGCTTGTCAGAGCGACGGACTGAAAAACAAAGTGAACCCGGATTAGGGTAGTTATCACCGAGCGGAAAAGCTACCCGACACAGAATGCTCTGACCAATGAAATGAAAAATGGAACTTAGTATACACGCATTGCCCAATATACAAAAGGATTACGAATACAAAGTTTATACTCTGGATGGAGAGAATCAATATGAATGCGATATGCTGGAGAAAATATTGAACTTTTGGTTACAAACTAATTCACCTTTTATGATAAAAATGGAGCCCAAAAATGCCACATAGAGATGGAATGGATGCACATAACATATGGTTACTTCCTATGCTGGGAATCAACCGGTCGGATATCCCGGCATATCAGGATGTATACATAGCAGATGAATATAAACCTGAACACGACGATCAAATTCAGATATACGCGCGCGCGGGCGGTGCGAACCGGGCTGTATATGCCACGGAAATCGACGCCCTTAAAACCCGATCTGGCTACACTGCGGACTACGACGATACGCAAGACCCAGAATACGCAACATTCGTGTTCGCAGTGCCCAGCGGGTATCAAGATGATTTCGATAAAATTAAAGCCGGGGATAATAAGAATATTTCTTCGGACCTACAAACTAAAATTAAATTAATGTTCCCTGACAGGACTGAATTTCTGGATGGGATATTTGGATCATAAAAAGGAGTAATTATGGCAGGACCAAAAAAGAAGTTGACCAAAAAGGAGAAGATAATTCAAAAAGCACTTAAAACTGGCTCACTGGCAGATAAATTAGGTGGTGGTTCAATGGGCCGCCGGGGTAAAACAGCGTCAGTAGACAAGAAAAAGAAGAAAGGTAAATCATAATGTTATCAACTGAAATGACCTATTGTGTGGACTTCGTAAAGTGTCCGCGTAGTAAAACCTGTAAACGGGCTGGTTACCCGGAGAACCAAGAAAACATGGTAGCTCTATCCTTCTTTGCCAACTTCGGCACAAGATGCGACAATCACATTGAAGTGGCGGAACCCGTCGCTGAAGACAGGGGACCAATCAAAGATGAGCGGGAGAGCATGATTCCTTCCAAAATTAAAAAGACGGCGAAAAAGCGTGCCATTAAAAAAGGGAAGTAGCAAAAAAACGATTTCCGCTAATATTCGTGAGTTGAAGCGCACCGGCAAGCCGCATGATGTAGCTGTCGGAGCCGCATTGAATAAAGCTGGAAAATCTAAAAAAAGGAAAAAGCGCTGAATACTGCGGATAGTGTTTCACGTGAAACGTGGGAACGTGGATCGCAGGAATACTGGATTGATTTTCATTCACGGGTAATTATGACTGGCCTTGGAAAACAGCGTATCCATTCCCAGTTGAGAGAAGCATTCAAACGTGGAGTGGAGCGCGACCATATAAAGGCGGAATCATTAGATAAGTTGGAACGAATATTGGCGAATGAGCAATGACAAATTCACGCTGGCAAAGTTGGATGAAATAGTTGCTTACATTGAGCGATTAGAAATTAACCCATTTGGAGGAATATATATGATAGATGAATATAGCGATCCGCATTTGCAGGCGCTAAAGGGAGTATTTTTTGATGGCGGTATGACCGCTGTCGATTGGGAATTTATTGAAACAAATCATCGCAGGATTGTAGCGATGTATTTAGCAAAGCACCACGTAAACGCCCACAGTAAAGAATGGCTCGAAGTCATTGCAGACGTAAAAACCCAGATTAAAGCAGAGGAGAAATAAAATGGCAACAGATAAAATCAAAAAGGTGTCCAGTTCCCATCTGGATAAAACAACTCATCAGGTAATGGATGTTCAGAAAGCCACCATAAAAGCAACTGGTGCAATGGGAGTAAGGAATCCGAAAGCTGAAACTGATGCGAAAACTATCCGGCAGAATAACATCTCTGGTCCGGGTAACGCATTTAATAACAAATAAAATATTTGCGGGGACGGGGTGAACCGCAAGGAGCCTCTGAAATTTGGACGTCCCCGCAAATCCACTTAAAGGAGCTATATGCCACCAAGGAAACCATTGATCTCTGATAAACAGAAAGATCAGAAACGTATTGTAATATTAGAACCCATTGGTCCGCGTATTCTGGTTAAACCAGTTACCGATGTGGAGAAGACAAAAGGCGGTATCATTGTTAATGGTGATGTACTAAAGCGCACGCCAGAAATGGGAGTTGTGGTCGCGGTCGGGTCCAGCCTCGCAAATGAGCACGGAATAATCCATATCCCTGATATCTTCAGTGGGGACCGAATCATGTTTGCTCGCAACGCCGGGTTTGATGTTCGTGACGGCGGGAATACCTATAGGATGATTGACCCAGCTGATATTGTCTGTCGTGTCAATTACTATTCAGATAGGGAGTATGAAGAGTTAATGGAACAGCAACGTAAAAATCTGGAGCAACAGGACGCGGACTTAGCAAGTGGTCCAGCCGAAACTCTGGCAACAGCGGGGGTAGACAATGGCAAAGGAGATTAAAAGTATTACCACTAAAGAAGGCAAGGCCAACGAGGGCCGATTCATTGTCGTAAAATACAGACATCATAATATGTGGGAAGACATTGGCTCGTGGAAAGAAAAGGAATGCATGATTCCCATTGATAAGAATGAAATTATGGTTGCAACCAACGATGAGTTTGTCACTGTGCAGGACACCGTTAAATTTCGTGACCCGGAATACAAGGGGAATGCGCAGAGAAAAATTTATCTTAATTCACATTTGCCTGCATGAATAGTCTTATACCGCAGGAGCCGTTTAGCGAGAATCCAGAAATGGAAGTCAAGATACGCGCCTTCCTTCAGTACTTACCTATGTGCAATCATAAGATAAGTCTTACAGCACAAAAAATGGGCGTTACTCCTGTAGCTTGTTATAGCTGGATGAAAAAGTACAATGGCTTAGGTGATGTGGTGAAGTATATGAGGGACTTGGCAGAGGCTAAGAAGGACCATAAAGCAGATAATGTAATTGACAAGTCAATGGATTCAGAAAACGAAAAAATAGCTCTTGGTGCGGCCATGTTCATTAAGAAGCTTACCCATATCAGCAAGTCAGAAGTTACGTCCAAAAATGTAAATTTAAATTTAAATCGTACTATAACAGAGAAGGATGACGCGGCAGTTGATAATCTGTTAGAGACGATGATTGAAAAGAGGAAAAATGGCGAAAGGTAAACCGGGTAAGAAAAAGCCCAAACCGAAACCCAAACCCAAGCCACCGAAATCAGGGCAGATAAAGTATTGACTCGATTTTGGTTTATATTCACCGATTGGTTTAGGTCCAGACATAATCTGATCAAACAATCAGCGCAGGTGAAGCATGAAAATCTCATGCTCGAGTATGCACTGAAAAAACAGCGCAAGATTTCAAACAATGCGATCAGAATTCAAAACGCGGTGTTAGATCGCTATTTGGCTTTGCAACAGCGGATGTATGGTGATCCGCGCCGGGCAAGCTGGATAGCTGATGCCGAAAAGGAGGAGTAATGTCTGGAGAAACTGTAACAAAAACAGAACCGCTTATAAAAAAGAAAGCGGCTATAGAGCGTAAAGCAAAAGAATTTGAAGATGCAGGAATCGCTGAATTCGACAAAGGAGTTCAAATAGCTGATTCCATACAGAATATGCGGGATGCATTTCTGGCCTGTAAAAATTTCGAGTGTAGCCGGGTTGACATGATTGTTATCCCTGCACTGGAAATGATGTATGCAAAAGGCTTTCTGCCCAAACTGAAGCTGAATATTCAGCAACGATTCAGAATGCTTGCCATGGCCCGGAAAGAGTCAGCGCGCGTTCGTGCGGAACGGGTGCGCAACGGTGAGCCGATTAACGACGCCGAAATAAATAAAGATTTGTTCAAGGACGCATTAAATAATGCCTACGAACAAAACAAAGATACCGGAAAGTGAGTTTTGGGATTTCTTAATTGATTATCAGAAAAGCCCGCAATATGAAGGCAAAATTAAGAATCCTATCACGGATCAGGAAATCAAGTTCAATGCGCTTCGTCACATTTGTCTTAACGACCTGTATAAGTTTAATAAGTATGTGCTGGGCTATAATGACATGTATGAGCCGCTACATGGGCCATGGTGCGATTGGATTCAGAAAAACCACGAGAATAAGAAAAGCTATATAAGCCTGCTCCCTCGTGGGCATTTCAAATCCAGTATTGATACTATCGGTGCATCTGTTCAGGATGGGCTCAAAAACCCTGACGTTAAAATACAGATATCCAACATCACCCATGATAAGGCGAAAAAGTTCCTTCACGAAATCCGGGGACATTTTGAAACCAATACTGCCTTGCGTGCGCTATTTCCTGATATCGTTCCGATTGATACAAAGCAAAGTGAGCGGTGGACCAATGAAGCATTAACGCTTTTGCGTTCGCGGCAATCGGGAACGGCCACTTATGAGGTAGCGGGTACAGATACCAAGACTGTAGGCTCCCACTATAATATCCAGATATATGATGATATTATAGATGATGCAACTGTTAGGTCCGCAAAGCTTATGGAGGATGTATTAAAGTGGTTTCAGATGTCCTTGTTCCTCTTGAATCCCGGTGGAGAATTGCGAGTCATTGGTACCCGGTATCACTTTGTAGACTTCTATCATTACATCATTGAAAAGTACGTTAAAGCTAGAAACGCAGATATGAGATTCGAGATGATTGAGCGGCGCGCGCTTGAGGGGCCAAATGTTGACCGGTTCGTGAAGTCAATCATGGTAACCGGGCAAAGCACGGAAAAGCGGGTTTCGGTAGACAAGGACGTGATTTGGAGGGATCAGCCCATATTCCCCACACGTTGGTCGAAAAAAGAGCTAAAACGGTACATAATTGGTGCGGGTACGACCAATTTCTATAATCAGATGATGAACTTCCCCATTGACCCGGAGGAGCAAGTCTTCAAGAGGGAGAAATGTACTTTCTTCAATGAAATACCAAGCGGTTGTCGTAGGTATATAACCGTCGATCCATCTGTAGGCGAAAGCGATCGCTCAGATATGACCAGCATTATTGATGTCCGGGTAGATTGGGCGGAGAACTGGTATGTGGAAAATGCCGTGTACGCGCGCCTGAATGAGCCGCAGATTGTTGCGAAAATCTTTGACCTGTACCATACCGGTCCAATGCCGCCTCATGCGGTAGGATTCGAGACTCAGGGATTCCAGAAAAACATATATGAAGCTTTCCAGCGCGAAATGCAACTTCAGCAAACTTTTGTGAATATTGAGGAATTAAAACACCATGGCCGAAGTAAGGACTCTCGTATCCGGGCGCTTCAGTACTTCTACGAAAAGGGCATGATTCAGTTTCACAAAGACGTCTTGCCGATATTGGAATTAGAGATGTTTAGGTATCCACGTGCTAAACATGATGATTTCTTAGACGCTTTGGCCTATATGCTTGACCTAATTCGCGTATATGGGTATCCCACTGTGCCAAGCGTTGTCAAGAACCAATGGATGCAGGCATACCAAAAACGATATAAGACCCGGAATAATACTGGGTTTATCTACGGAAGCGGCAATAATAACTTAATGATGGGATAGTTGTCGATTCCATTCTTTTCGTATGTAACGAGATGTGCCCTCTAGAGGTTTTGTAGTTAATCCTATTTCTACAAGAAACCATACTTTTATCATAATTATCGTTTTTTAAGTGTTTTTAGCTATGTACCATAAGGCTACATGGCTAGAAATGACAACCGCATAGCGGCTGGAAATCAACAGGATTTTCGCTTTGCCTTTGATTTTTGGCGCGAATGGCGCCAACGCGCGAAGGAATCTATACAGTTCTGGCGCGGTGTTCAATGGACGGAAGAGGAAGGAAACTTTCTCAGAAGTAAAAGCCGTCCGACACTTGTCTTCAATAAAGTACTCCAGCATGTAGATGCCGTTACTGGTAGTCAGCGTCAAAACCGATTCGGCGTTATAGTACGACCGGTTGGACCAGAAGATGTCGAGAAAGTACCGCTTATGCAAAAGGTACTTGACCACATCCATTACACCAATGATTACGACTTTTCCGAGTCCATGGCGTTTGAGGACGCCGCAATTACTGGAGTTGGCTGGAGAAGTTATGAGCTTGACCTATCTGATGTAGAGGGCGGCTCCGAAGGTGTCCTTAAAATTAATCACGAAAACAATCTTAATATACTGCTCGATCCCAATTCCCAGCGAATGGATGTACGGGACGCACAGTTTGTTATCAAATCCGTCTGGCTAACTCAATCACAGCTTATACAGCATTACCCCAAGAAAAAAGCGCTCATAATGAAAAGGCTTTTTGCCGGGGCAGATGAATCAAAGCCGGATGAGTCGAGGAGACATGATTTCGATGAAAATTCAACTATTAATAACCTCCTTATTAATTCTCGCCGCGACCCTGACTTTGTGGATAGAGTCAACAGGACCGTAAGAGTTGTCGAAAAATGGCATTTAGTAACCAGAATTAAAACATTCGTATTTGATCCCATAAGCCAGCAAGTAGCGATTGCTCCTGCTAAAAAGGAGGAGCGCGAACAGCTGGAGCTTGAATTTCCCGAAATTCAGTTTTTCCAATCCGCAGAAAAGCGCGTCCGAATTACGACTACTGCACAAGATTTTCTGCTGGTAGATCAGGACGCACCGATCCAAAACAAACACTTGCCGTTCGTTCCTATTTTCTTCTACAAAAAGGACCGGGAAGTATTCGGCATCGTGGAAAATCTGAAAGATTACAACCGGGAAATAAACAAGCGTCGCTCTCAGATATTGGCATCTCTCAACAAGCAAGTCAACAATGGCTGGCTGGCTAAAGAAGGGACTATTGATGAGGAGCAGTGGAGACAAAATCCTGACATCCGTTACGTGACGGGAGACCTGAGCAACGTTAAGGAATTGGGGGGCGCTCAGATGCCTAATGGGATTTTTGCGTATGACCAATACCTCAATGAAGATATGCAAGAAGTCGGCGTCTCGCGTTCGGCGCGCGGTTTCAAGGAGGCCGCCAACGAATCGGGTAGACTATTTCAGCAACGAGTCCAGCAAGCCGCTCTCAAACAGCAGGGTTTCTTTGATAACTGGCGGCTGGCATCCAGAATCCTTAATCAGGATGTGTTAGAGGCGGCACAGCAAGTTATGAAAGAACCACGCCGACTCAGAATTCTTGGCGAAAAGGACTCAATCGAGTTCATAGAAATAAATACAGAAACCTTTAATGATATAACAACCGGTCGCTTTGACATGCGCATTGATGAAGGCGCGAAAACGACCACCAACCGCGAATTTAATAATCAGTTACTCACCGAGATGTTTCGTGTAATGGTCGAGGGTGGCGTTCCTGCGCAAGTCTTGCCTTGGCACTTCGTTGTAGAAAATAGTGATCTCCCCAAAAAGGATGAGATTTCTCAGATTTTACAACAGGGGCTGGGACAAGGCCAACAGCAAGGACAACAGCCCGGAGCCGGTGGACCCGGAGCTATTGCTCCGGTCCAAGCGCAACCTCAAGGTGCGGCGGCAGTGGGATAGCCGTCTTGTTTTTTATCATCCCTGTAAAAAGCTGTGTTTCCCGACAGTAAAAAGCAGGCCACATAAGGAGTAAAAATGGCAGAAGAAAATACTGGCGGTCAGGAAGCCGCCCAAAAGACAGCACAGGATGCCTCGCAATCTGCAACATCGTCTGGTCCGCAAGGAACAAATCAGGCGGCAGAAAAAACCGCCGGGGAACAACAGAGTGACCAGTCAGTAAATCAGCAAACCATTGATGCAGTTGCCGGTAATGCACGCGGCATTCAAGAGCAATTGCGCAGTACACCTGCTGACTTCCTTAACACGCCCGAGGGTCAAGCCATGCAACGTCAGGTCGATGGTCTGGCAAAAGTGTATGACCGATTCGCTGGAGATGCAGGACGGGTACGACAACTGGAGCGCGATCTTCAAGATCGGGAACAGACTGGCGCCTATCAGCAACAAGCCGCTGATACGGGATTACGTCAGGAAGTTTCTGATATGAAGTTTCAGCTTGAAAGAACAAACGTGTTTAATGAAGCACGGGCACTCCAGCTGCAAGTCCCCGAATTGCAGACCAAGGCTGATATACAGGCAATCGCCACTGCCGGGAAAATTCACCCTGAATACCAGAAGTTTCAAACTATGGTAGACATTGATAACCGCCGTGCAGAGGAGGGACTAAAAAACCTCAGTCTTCCAGATTATTTCGCCCTACAGCGCCACCGGACAGTAGAGGTCGGCGGTGGTGTAGATGCGCGCATGAAGGGAAGACAGGATATGGTGACTGCTTTGAATAATCAGTCCGAGGCTCCAGCGACATTGGGAAGTACAGCAAGTAATGTACAGCCCGGCGAGCGTATAATTGATCGGCTAAAAACCCAAGCTGACTTCGACAATCTATCGCCAGCAGACAGACTGACCGCTGGCAAGGAATACGAGGCCCACATCTTGGAGCAAGACAGGCTGGGTAATACCCGATTGGCATTATAAACCAATAGGAGCTAACAAATGTCATCTTTTGTAGATACCGAGGGGTCTGCCTTTAATGCGGCGTTGAATCCGCAATTACTGGATGAGTCCCTCAAAATGGAGAGAAATAAGAATACTTATTTCTTTAAAATGACAACTGAATTGGCTCCCGGCGACGATGTTCCTGAGAACGTTATAATGAAAAAAACTGAGTTCGTAAGTGAGGGACGTGACAGTATGATCATGCCGCTTATGCGCCGGTTGAAAAATGAAGCCACTATTGGTGACAAGCAGATGCTTGGTTCTGAAGAGACGCAGAAAACCGAAACAACGGAAGTGCGTATCAACGTTACCAAACATGCTGTTCGTTCACCCGGACGTGCTTCACGTCAGCGTTCTAAGAAACTGAAGTTGTTCCAACAGGCCCGGCCACAGCTAGGACAGTGGTACGGGTTGGAAACCGATTTCGAGGTATATGGCGCCCTTTATGAAGGCGTTTCTCGGAATGTATCTGCCGCAAAGGTAGATGGCGGTTTGGGATTCACTCAGGATTACACTTCCCATCCGAATTTTTATGTGTTGGGAATCGATAACGCAAACGCACCCCAAGGTGAAGTTCTTTTCGATGACACACCTGCCACTTACGAAACCAACGTAGGTACAGCTGTCAACGATATGATCGTAGCCGGAGCGGGTGCCGCAAATGCATTCAGTTTGCAAGCACTTGATCGTCTCATCCCTTTCATTGAAAACAATGAAATTGAGCCTATCAACGTGGGTAATGACCGTATGTACGTTGCGCTGCTTCACACCAACACTTGGCAACAGGCCGCAGAAGCTGATGCACAGTGGTGGAAATTGCTGGAAACCATTGGTGTCCGTGGGGATGAAAATCCCATTTTTACCGGAGCCAAGGGAATCTACAAGGGGCAGTTTATAATTCACGTTTCTCCTCATGTTCATGGTGTGACCAGACCTTCTACAACTCCGGTCTACGGAACCACCACTCGCCACAGTGTCTTTGATACTAAAGATATCAAAGCAAACCTGATTCTCGGTCGGGGTGCGGTGAACATGGCTATGGGTGAGGAATTACAGTTTAACGAAGAGACCATTGATTACGGTAACTTCCAAGGTGTGCAGGCTCATGAAATATGGGGAACTGCACGTGCGGATTGGAAGTCACATGAACCAGTGGGTCTTGCGCCTACAGGACGGCAGGGGAAAAATATCAGTTCACTGGTATTCTGTACTCACAGTGGTCTGGCGAATTTCACCTCATCGTAAGGAGTGAATCATGGCTGATAATACAGAGATAGTAAGTCGTGAAGAAAACCTTGCGGAGTTTCAGGATGATAAGTTCGGTTTGTTTGGATATACAAACTTTGAGCGTGTCATTCTGAGCGGAGCGCCGAAAACAGAATTCCATAAGATTTATGGTACTGTTACTCCGCAGGGTGTAACCACGTATGATACGGCTCCTCGATGCAGTATTTTCTTCCTTCAAACCGCAACTATCGGTGAAGTTTTTGTTCGTAACAAAAATGACGGTGGTGGTAAAGTTTGGGGTAAGGTTACTGTAGTAGACGAGCCTTAACTACAACGGATTTGGTCGGAACCTTCGGGTTCCGACCTATCCATTGATACCGGAGATAAAATGAAATTGTTAAAATTAATAGCGCTTGGTCTGTTGGTTCCGACTTTGCTGTTCGGTTCACGGGATGTAATGCTGAAAAAGGGCTATCAGATACAGAAACTTACACAAATTGCGATTGTCACTGCAAGTACGGAATTTGTATCTGCAACGTCCTTGATTGGTGAATACTCGTTCTTCAGTATACAAGTACAAACCACCGGAACAACCGTAGACATTGATTCCATAGTAGTAGAGTCGTCACATGAGAGCGCCGCAGGGACATTCATTCGTGCGATTGATGCGAGTAAATCAAATGTTTGGGCGCGGGTTCTTTCTGATCTGACTACGACAGCATTTCACATGGCGACAATCGCGGCAGTTCCCTCACAGTATATCCGATTCCGGGTTTTTTCGGGATCAACAGCATCGGCTGACGGAACGGTTACGATTTCCGTTGGTAAATTCCCGTGAGAATGCGGTGGTATGCAGTTATCGCTGTTACCGCCTTGTTTTGCGGATTTTTGTCGAGGCAACTACAGGGCGAATGGGATAACAAGGGACCGTGGGATTCTGAGGGCAGTGGCTGGGATAGTAATCCCGGCACGACACCCGATACGTCTGGACCGAGTAATCCGCTTATATTAACTGCTATTACGTATACGTCCGATTCCCTTATCATATCATGGAATCCCGGTGTAATTACGGATGGTGATTCGGTTGGCATCTGGTTTAAGACCGTGGATTTCCCGGACAGCGCTGATGACCCGACTGCCGCGCGACGGCCGGGATTCGGGCTTACCGATTCGGTAGACACCGTTCCGGGATTACTGGAAAATACAATATACTTTTTCGCCGCCATGGTGAAGGATTCGGCCGGAAACTGGTCGGATACTACCGGTGCGGCTTCTGATACGGCGCGAACCTTCCGGGCAGTATGGTGGGACACCAATTGGACGGCGCGGCGTGTTGTACGCATTGACACGACCAACCTTGTCGGTGATGTGGACAGTTTCCCGGTAATGATGTTCATCGATAGTTCCCGCGTTGACTTTACGACTTTGGGTGATTCGGGCTTTTCTATCCGTTTTGTGGATCAAAACGATACAACTTTGCTGGCGCATGAGATTGAACACTGGGACAGCGGCGGAACCTCGTACGTATGGGTGATGGTCCCGAATATAAAAGCAACCGGGCGCGATTCCTTTTTTATGTATTACGGCAATCCCAGCGCCGGAGATTGTACTAATACATCTGCATTATGGGATACAAACAAATATACCGCAGTCTGGCATCTGGATGAGCCGAGCGGCGACGATACCTTTGATGATCAGACTGATAACAACAATACGGGCGGCGGATTCGGACCACCCAAAGATACTACGGGACAGTTTTTTCGGGGAGCCGCTTTTGATAGTAATGATTTTATCCGCGTTCCGCCCACACCAAACATAGAAAATACCGGCGATTTTACCATGAGCATGTGGATCGATTTTGATCCGGTAGCGGTTGATATGAGTCTGATGTCCAAACGAGAAGTGTTCGGCACCATGGACTGGGTATGGTTTTTCCGTACCGCCAATACAGATATTGAATTTTTTTGGGGCAACGGCAATGCTCATCGAAATTTTGACGGCGAAGGGTGGATCAGCGGAGTTACCTTCCACCATTTATTCACGCTGGTACGGCAGGATTCAAACTGGTTCGGCTACTCGGATAATATTCTGGACGTGGATACTACGCTTGATGATACCATACCCACAGGCGACACCTTGCGCATCGGCGGCTTCGGTCCCGAGTTCCCGGATAAAGGAATGCGCGGTTTGGTCGATGAGGTGCGTATCCAGCAGGTAGCGCGGGATTCGGCATGGGTCGTGACTGATTTCTGGAATGGATTTGATGCCATACTTGATATAAGTGCGGAGGAGATGCGATGAGCTATAAAACATCAATTGAAATATTAGAAGAGGTCAGGCGGTATGCGAAAAGTAAATCCGATACTGATACTCTGATTCGGACATTTAACCGGGTCAACAATGATATACATAATATGGCTGATTTTTCATTCATGCGGTTTCTAGATAACTTAACCAGCGGTACTCTGCATGAACTTGAAGTTACGGCATTCGCCACCATGATAAACAAGGCAGTGGGCGTAACCGTGGATGGCGTAGAAACCATTCTGCGGGAAGGCACCGAATGGACCGCTTCAATCAGTAACAAGAAAACTGCGCGTTCGATCTGTGATGCTATCCAAAAAGAAGTATCCAATGTGTTATGTAAAGATGTGGGCGCGTTCGTGGAGGTGCGGCGAGGGGATGAATGCCGGATACTTTCATTGGATACCAATGCGGTAAAAAACCTCGATGCCACAATTAAAATCCTGACATTCGGAACGCTGGGCGGTGACACTGTAACAGTCAAAGTTGACAGCGTAACGACCGTTTTGACAGAAGGCGTGGATTGGACTGCTGCGGTGGATAACAATACTACTGCGGCGAGCTTGCAGGCGGCTATTGACGCTGTAAGCGGACTGACGGCTACTGTCATTACGGATACGGTGACTATATTTGCCACCAATCCTGACAATGAACTCGAAAGCATTGTCACCAGCGCAGGTTCGGGGGAACTTACTCTGACCACCACGACCATAGGTTCCGCAAAATTAAGTACCAAGGATCAGAGGAAATTCCTGCTATCCAATATTAACGATCAGGACGGCACCAATAATCTGGTTAAAAAGGTATTTGCGGTACAGCTAAAGGATACCCCTACGGTCGATACGGCAAGTCAGGATGCGCAATTTGGATTTACTATAAACCTGACAAACCTGATTGTGCCGGGACAACAGATTTCCGGCTGGAATGTCAAGGGCGACATCCTCACGTTCGACATAGCACCCGGTGATGGTACCCTTGAAATCCAAACATTACATTTCCCACTTATGCTCACTAGGGAAAATATCAAAACTCATGTACCGGAAATTCCTATTGCTCATAGAGATGTGATCGCGAGCGGCATGAAAGTCACTGCTGACATTGAATCATTTGGCGACTCCCCTATTGCGCCCCTTTTCGCAGATCAGAAACGTCAACTACTGGCGGATTATAGGGGCCGGAATCAGGACGATGATAACGCCCATGAGATAAACCAATTCAATCTAACCGATCAAGGAGCGCGCTTGCCGAAATTCTAATGCCGCCCAAACTACTTACATACAACCTTCGTCCGCCGAAGCGCGGGGTAAATCGCAGGGATGATGCTACCAACCTGAAAAGCGACCTGTATTTATCCGATGCCGAAAATATAGTTCCGTTTGAGAGCCATACGGAAAACCGCAAAGGATTTACCAAATTCAATACTGTAGCTTTGGATGCGATACCAGCGGCGGTTAACCATCACGTGGATTCATTAGACAATGAGTTCATTTTGGCAAATGATGGAAACCTGATAAAGAAGATAACGTCAGCCGCTATCACAAATTTTTTCCCGGTATTACCTAGTATACCAATGCTGGCAAGCATTGTGAATGATGAGCAGGACGTAATATTTGGATCGGATGTGGGCAACAGGAAAATAGACACTGAAAATAACTTATTATTTGACCTTGGTCTGCCTACACATCCGATCATCGCTAATACCAATCTGACTGAGGGCGGAGCAAATACGCGAGGGTGGCTGAATGAAGGTAAAAAGGTTCGGTATGCCGCCCAGTACATCCGCAAGGATGGCGCAGTAATTGTTGATCGCGGCGGGATTACCCGCCCTAAAGTTTCAGAAGAGGGAACAATCCAACTCTCGGGTGTCCATGTTCCGGCAACACCTACGGTAGGCAACGATGTTAAGGTCTCGCTTATTGCTTCTTTAAATACATCGGTTACCCATATAGTCCTTTATAAGACACTCAGCTATGATCCCGCACAAGAGCAGGCGGGCGCCGTCGAAATTGACTTTTTCTTTATAGCAGAACTGACAAATATAAATCAGGTTTTCACCGATACGTTGCCTGATGGAATCACTGCGCAAGAGAATGATCTTGTGGAAACGTTTGGATTTCAGCCATTGCCTGCGTCTGGTATTATTGAAAAAATTGACCAGCGCACGTTCTCTGTAGACCCGGATCGACCGTCTAACTTGGCATTTACACATAATGCCGGGCGTGATATAAGCTCGATATTTGCCCCTGCGGGACAACTTATCAGGGAAATTATTGTTGAAGTAAATCCAGAGACTGGGCAACAGACTCGGACTCGCGGTAGTGTTGTCAGTCAATCAGGCATATTTGTTACGCCTAATGGACTTCCCATAACTGCGCTTAAGGTTAATGAACGTGATCTATATATATGGACAGCGCTGAAAACATATCGGCTTCGTAATGCGGCCACGGGTGAGCTTAGGAGGATGGAAGAACTGCCGGGTGAGATTGGCGTTTTATCCAAAGACGGAATTGCACAAATCGGCGCACTATTAATAGTGAATACTAATGAGCCACAGACTCATGCAGTACGGTTTATAGATGGCAATGGTTATAGCGGCGATATTTCAGATTTTCGCCATGAGAAGGATATGGAAGCGATTACTGATTTCACAAAAACGAGAATGATTCAATTCAGGGATCAAGTCTGGCTGGGTGTAAATCAAGCGGCAGACTCCAATAATAAGGTACTGGCTTTTAAAAACATTGATAACGATTGGGCATTTTTTCGCCATTCAATAGCAATGGAGTTTGGCGTCACACTTTCAGACGGGACTGTGGTTACCTTTGATGCTAAGACCCGGTTCTTTTTTAAGCAGAATGATGGCTTTACTGACGATGGTAAGGCAATTAAAACAAGCATGACTTTCGTTCCTATCAAGGGCGAGAATCGACGGGACATCGTGACGCTCATAAACGGCTTTCTGGATATAGATCAGGATTTTTTCTTTGAGATACGAGACTTAACTGACCAGAAGATCGGCGGAGGGCTGACTGTTGAGCTACTACCAGATGATGGCGGCTTTACTCTATTCGGCAATTCAAATTGGAATGTATATGACCCGATAGATGCGGCAAGTGGATTCTTTAAGCAACGGCTGGCAGAGATATTTCCTTTCCAGTTCTCATCTGAGGCAACGGGATTTAAGCACGTATTGGTCCTAAACAAACAGGATGCGGCGCAGTGGCGCTTCAAGGGTCTTGAAATTCAGGGAACGTTAAGGAAGCTGAGGTAAGTATGGCAGATTTAAGCCCATTTTTTATACCGGAGAATTCAAGTGAGGAATTGATAGCTCAGACTATCAATCTGGCATTCCACACTATTGAGGAAGAGCTGAATTCATTGACCGGTGCAAATGTAGTAGATGGCACATTAACCGTATTGAAAGTAAAAGATGGTGCAGTTCCACAAACCGATGTCGATGCGCTAGGCGCGGCAAACAAGATAGCTAAACGAAACGCTACCGGCGATCTGATAATGATAGATGGCGCGAAACTCTTTTTCCAATTTACTGACTGATGAGCCTGTTTTCTCCCATACGAATGTACGGCGGTGAGCCGTTTGATGCCCGGCGCTGGAACAAGAACCTGAAGCTTATAGAAGACTGCTTGAATGGACTAGAAGCCCGAAACTTTAAGGATCAGGGCTTGGACGATGCTGACTTTGATACGGCATTATTAAAGCGTACTGAAGTCAGTTCAAATGGCGGACCGAACAAAATAGTAGAGCATAATGAATTCGGTGATCTGTCATTCAATACGTTTGACGGTACTAATTTAGTCAGCCTTCAGTTGAATGCAAGTAACCGGATAGAGGCAAATTTTCCCGATTTACAATTGGATTTTTATATTAGCGGAGTTTTAGAGACATCCGTCACATTAGGAGGGTGGACATAATGGCGGTAACACTAACTACCAATTTCAGCTTGCGTAAGCTGGAGCGTTTTGACGATTACCAGACTGAATACGGGCTGAACTGGGATGATATTGATACCCTTCTGAAAGACCTGAACTTTGTTGTAGGGCTTAATGGAAGGCTCGTAACAGCGGACAACACTACCTACGCTCATCAGGCAATAAATAGTGGTACAGGGTTCGATTATCTATCACCCAATACATCCTCATTTAACAATCTCGACGTCAATGAGATTCAAAATACCGGAACAATAACCATTGCGCCCAGCGGAACAACTGGTGGTGGGTCTGTATCTACATATGCCGTTGTTGCTGGCCGTACTACGCTAACCGTCGGTACGGTGTTTGATATAGTTACCTCCGTGAAAGAAATCAGGCTCAATAGTCTGAGATTGTTAGAGAGTGGACTCATAGAAAGTATTGAGCCTATTGGTGGGCTCGAGCAACTTGAATTGCGTGGTGGATCGCCAGCCACTTCATTCGTAACGATCAAGCCAGAAAGCGACGAAAACGAGCGCGTGACTTTCAAGAGGAATGGTGACGACGGGGTGATACTGACCGGAATCGGAGATACTAACAGTCGATTATCCTTCGGCATTGCGGCGTCGTATTTCGAGTCGCTAGGTTCGCTTTTTCTTGGCACCAATTTAAGTTTAAAGAAGCTTGAAAGCTCTGCGACACACACTGCGGGTGCAGAAATTGTCCTTATAGAGGATACAACGCTTGGGAGTTATTCATTATTTCTACCGTCATTAGCGGCGGCCACGTTTGAGAGAATTTATTTTATAAAAAATGCAGGCGGAGCAAACACGCTAACTGTCGATGGGGATGCTGGAGACACAATTGATGGTGCGGCAACTGTGGCTGTAGCCGCAGGTAAGGCTATCATCATTTTAGCCGCTTCAACTGAATGGGTCATATTAAGCGAGCTTGGATAAGGGGAAATAATGAGCGGAACACTTGGAAAAGATATTGAACCACAGAGGGTTGAGCCTCATAAGATTTTGGTTCAATTCAATACGGATCAAACTCACTGGATTGGCCAGATCAATTTGTTGGTTTCCAGCTTAACAACAGAGCTTGAGAAATCGCAAGCGGAATGTGCGGCTTTGCAAGAACAGGTAAATGAATTGAAACGAAAGACAGAGAAAAAATAAATGGCAGATGTTTGGGTAAGTAAAAATGGATCGAATACGGTTCCTTATGACAACTGGGGTGTGGCGGCGAATGATCCCGAAACGGCATTGGATTTCGCAAAGGCAAATCTGGATGCGGAGGCTGGTCGTTGTCTGATTGATGATGGGGATTACAGTTCGGGTGGAAATACATATACTGGATTGCCATTTACTAATGATATGATAATTCAGCCAATACTGCATAGCCACAGTCCGATACTGGGAGGATTCCTTTGTTCTGGCGCGCCGGGTGCGGGACTACTGACCATTCGCGAAGTGGATTTTGCCGCGCCTGTTTTTGGCGGGAAGTATGTAGATATACAAGACGTTACTGGAGTGGTTACAATAACCGATATACGTATACAGCATCCTACCAATACAAATGCCGGTTTAGCTATTGACAACAACCCTCCACATATTCTGCTGGATAATATTCTGATTGATCTTCCTAAAGCAACGGCTGGAATGGCTATGGAGGGTAATGGCGGTGCGGAAAGCTTTTTTGTGTTTTCTACTATACGGGTTGACCCGACGACTGGAATAGCGTTTACCCACGAGGGCCCGAATACCGATATGGTCATGCGCGTGAATAGTAATATTTTTATTGGGCTTACCGGAATTCGAAGTGTAAACGGAGCGGCTATACGGAGCCGTTTCAACAAAATGTCGGTAACCAACCTGTATCAAGACCCATCGAGTGCCATTTTCGACAAGAATGGGGATGAAAATTTCGCAACGATAGCCGCAATGGTTTTGCGGGACGAGATATTGTACCGGCCACGTAAAGACAGTCCGTTGGCTGGCGCGGCGGATGTAACTACTACACCATTCCGCTCAATGGCGGCACCGGGGGGGCGATGAGCGATCCGGGGTATTTAGGGAACATGCCGGGTGCGATTCCGAGCGCAACGCTGATATTACAAGGTCACGGTGTAGAGCATGGCAACAAACACGGCGGGCATTATTTCAATGAGAATATATTTGTGTTTTATAATGAAGTAAAATCAACATTTGAATTTTCTATCAATAGCGTTAAGCGGGCATTCATCGATATGAACGATTCAGTGACAAGTCGGTTTATTGATGTGGAACCGGTGGTATTTAAGAAATCATTGCAGGCGTATATCAAGTTTAATTTAACCGGACCGAATTCTCCAAATTATGAATTCGTCAGAATTGATCGTGATCTATCGGAAAAGACATTGGCACGGATCGACTCTACAGGAAAGGTGTCATTGTGAATGGATTTAATACCGTGGGAATTATTTATAAGCGAGAAGGTAATATTAATAACGTCCATAATTATCGGTGCGGCTGGTTATCAGTGGGCTCAATATCTTGGAAAAAACTGGTCAGCCGGAAAGCGCTTGCAGGAAGGCGGACTCAGGGAAGGGGTGGAGGTACTTTATGATGGAGAACGTTGTAAGGTTAAGCGCATTTCTTTTTTCAAAACTGAGTTCTATAGTCTGGACAAGCCCGGATACATCTCGTTTCCGATTAAGAATGACAGGCTTGAAATTGCTAAGCTGTGGTTGCCTTCTGGCGGTGAGTTTTTTCATCCCGAAAACCATCCCGGCCGGAGAGCCAGTGATAAAGAAAATCGTTAGGAAGATACACGCAAATAATTATTTGAAATACCGACAGGTTTATATGGCAAAACAAGCCCCGGACGAAGAGCAACTGAAAAAATATACACAGGAATATTATGATTCAGATAGCGTGACCGTTGAGCAGAAAGAGGCATTCTGTGACACCTTACGAAATTATGGAATAAGGATGGCAAAAAATGAAACTGTACGGCCCGAGTAGCTATTGGGAATTAACCGCTAAAGAGCGTAAGAAACGCTGTAATGGGTGTGGCGCGGCCAATGCCTGCTTTGACTTTGTGCCTGACACCATTTGGGGATTACGGATCAGCGCCGCTTGTAATATCCATGACTACATGTATGGAGAAGGCAAAGCCATTGAGGATAAGGAAGCGGCTGATCGGGCAATGCTGAATAATATGATCAGGATCATTGATGCTAAAACAAAATGGAGATGGTTGCGGAAGCTACGTAAAAGGCGTGCGCATAAGTATTACTGGGCAGTGAATAAATTCGGAGCATCTGCTTTTTGGGACGGGAAAAATAAAGCATCGGAGATTGGGTTTGGCTGAAAAGATAATTATGGTAGAGCCAATCATGTTGAGAAATATTCTGGCTGATTTGGATGACATTGAAACAGCAACAGGTGTCGATGCGTTCATTGTAGATCGGGCCTTGTTAATAAGAAGTAAAATTGAAGACATAATGAAACGGAGAACTTAATGGGTATATTCGATGACATTAGAGAGTCTGCTACTAGAGTAACGTCACGTGCTGCGGAGGGCTTTAAACAAGCAGGTGCGTTGACGGCGCCTAGTGACTTTGCTCCGCAGGCTGACCCGCAACAGGTGACTGCCAAAGGCCCGCCTAGCCTCGGGACAAGCACTGTATTTGATGCTGAAAAAGCACGTCAGGCACGAAACAGGGAGATTACCGAAGGGATTTCGCTTGCCCCTCAGGGTCCCGACCCAGAATTCCAAGGTGCGGACTTGAGCGGTCGGTCGCCATTGGAGGACGTTTCGCGTAGGACCATTACTTCATTGGCTGATTTAACCTCGCCATTTAACCAAGAGCAAAGGAATAGGCTTGCGGGTGATCTGGGAGCCGCCAGTGAGTCACAGCGCCGTCTACTAGCCAGTCAGACAGCGCAAGGGGCGTTTGGTGGCGTGAGCTCAACAGTGGCTCAGGCGGGCGCTCGTGAGCTTGAGTCAGGTTTGCTTGCTCAGCGTGGACGCGCATTAAATACACAGGAAATAAATCAGCGGCGCCAAGCACAGAAAGCGGCAGAAGTCGGGTTGGAAACAGTGCAGAGGGACAAGGAAAACTTACTCGATCAGGCCGCTCAGGCTGAAGATGCCCGGCAATTTGATGTAGCCGAAGATTTGAATGAACGCATCGCTCTTGCTGATTCACAAATAGCATTAGCAAATGCTGTAAATGATCAGGACAAAGTTGATTTGGCCTTCCGGCAAGAGGGGCGCGCAGACCTAGCTGACGCTTATTCCTTTGCCCTATCCGAATTGCAACGCATGAACGCCGATGGGAATATAGAAGGGGCACTACAAGCTCGAGATGATATAAATGTGTTGCGCGAAGAGCAAGGTCTTGATCCAGTCAGTACTGAGGTAAAATCTGAGATTGAAAAATACGGCGATCTGTTGGCAGATATGGACCAGTTTCTTGCCCAAATACCGGATGATGATCCAAGACGAAACGAATTAGAGGGCTTCAGGGATGCGGCAAGAGGATTGACAGCAGATGAGGGGAACTTTGATATCACTGATTTAGGCGACGGCAGGGAGATTGTCTTTGATTTGTCAAGTGGAAATATTGATTTCACCTTACCTGATGGTACCGAAATTAATCTTAATATTTTAGACGAAAATTTAGCTGAACCGCTGAGGTTGGCCGACCCTAAAAAAATCAAGGCGGCGATACTCGCTCTTGATCCTCAGATTGAACAGACCATGACCGGGGGACAGATAAGCGAAATGGTTATCAACTTGCAGCGGGCACACAACGAAGCACAGCAGGTATTCCTTGCGGGTGGATTTGATCCTGAGGCAGAGCAGTTAGAAATAGATGCAGCGGCAAAATTAGCCAATGAAGCAGGGGCAAAGTCTGTATCCTTCCCCGAGGGGCAAACGCTTATTCAGCTTACAACAGATCGCAGCGGGAGGCCGGAAGGAACTACGACAACTGTAATCGCAAGAGGCTTCGAATTGAGGAATTTGGTGGAGGGAGATAAGGTTAAGGACGTTAGCAACGACAACAAAATAGCTACGGTCGTTAGCGTTGAACGCGTTACCCTCGGTACGGAGCCCTTTGGCCGACAAGAAAGTAGGGTCGCCGGTCGCGGAATCCTTGTCACGTTTAGATCGGAAGACGGTACTGAGTTTCAGAGATTAGAAAAATTATAAGGAGACATTATGGCAACTATAGGTGATCCAAACGTTGGACTAAGATTAGGCAATTTACCGGGACTACAATTTAGACAGGGGCCTTTAGGCTTTAATTCCAGTTTCGGCGGTGGCGCAATAAACAGCGCATTACCGGCGTCCACGTTTCTGCAAAAGATCGCGCCATTTGCAACAGCCTTTGGGGGTCCAATCTCGTCTGTAATTGATGGAATAGGTCAATTCTTTTCGAATAGGTCATCGGCGCGGCAAGCGGCGTTAGCACGAAAATTTCAGGAACGCGTTCAAGCATTCAATGAAAAGTTAGCATTGAGGCAACAGTCTTTTGCAGAATCCCAATTTGGGGAAAGTACACGGCAATTTAATTTGCAGAGTTCCCAACAGTCACCATTCAGGCAGCAAGAACTTTCTCGCGGTGCCTTGGGATTGTCACAGCAACGCCTCCAAGGTGCTCGTAGCTTATTGCAGGGGAGGAGAATCTAAATGGCAACCGGAATTGATACAAGTCCAATAGCAGGGTTTCTTGGCGGATTGAGTAAAGGCGTTGGGCAATTAGGCACCTCGGTTTTAAAAGGTGTAGAGGCTGAAAATGTAATACGGAAGCTTCGTGAGGAGCAGCGCAACAAACGCCTACAGGCAGAGGCTGAAACAGAATTTTCACAGGGGATTCTCGGCGGTCAGTCGCCATCTGAGTTAGTGCCTCAGATAGGGGCGCGCTTTGGGGGTCTGGCAGATGTTTCCCAGCAGGCAAAAGCGCAGCAGGGAATAGTTGGCAGAGAACAAGACATAGAAACTGGACAAATAGAGTTAAATCAGGCAGAGTTGCAGCGTGATAGAATAGAAAATTTACGCAATCGGGCGGCTACTGATCCGCAAAGTGTTGGTATCAATCCTGATACCGAAGAGGGCTTGGTGTTGCAGATAATTTTAGACCTGTTTCCTGAAAAAGGATTGGCAGCATTGCAGCAACGTGGACTGTCAGCAGATAAGTTGAAACAAAAAATATTAGATGATTTGACAGATGAGAAAAAATTTCAGGAACGGGAACTATTCAAATCTGCATTACGAATCAAGGAAGCAGAGAAAAAGGCAAAAGATAAGGAAAAAAGAAAAAAGAAAGGGGTCAAAGGTGCGATTGCTTCCATACTTGCATTATCCACATCAGTCCCGGCGGAAAGTCGCGGGCCAGAAGCGAGATTGAAAGGTGCTGTTAAAACAGGATTGGCAATAATAGGATTGGCACCAATGGTACAATCGTTGCGTACCCAAAGAAAAGGATTCGCGGCGCAGCTTTCAAAAGAACTTGGTGAAGCCGGACGGTTGACGGATCTTGATATAGCACGTGCAATCAATATGCTTGCATCTCAATTTGATACCATTGAAGAGCGGGCACTGAAAGACCGGACACTTGAAATATTATCAGACGATAGCTTCTCGTCGGAAGAACAGGCCGCAGCACTTGATGAGGCGGTTAAAAAGGTAGCTGCGTCGTATGCCGGGCGGGGATTATTGTTCGGCTCTGAGGATATGGGTGCGAAAATAACGCCTTCCAACGTAATGAAAGACCTGATTGACAAGGCGAAAGCAGGCGATGTAGAAGCGGCAGATTTCTTAGAGAGTCGGGGGGTAGATTTCTAATGGCAAACAGGAAAACAAGTACGAAAGAATTAATAGCGCAAGCACAAAAACTCAGCACGCCACAATTAATCCGCATGGCGACCGATCCCACGCTCCGGGCTGAATTTGAATTGCAAGCTGACCCCCGAGGCAAAGGAATCCAAGGCGGTGTCGGCGCCCTGCTCGGAGGTGTTGTCGAAGGATTTACCGGCGGCTTGGCCGGACCACCTGAAGAAAGTGAAGAATTGAGGCAACTCCAATTTCAGAGATTTCCTGTCAGTGCTACCGGTGGAAAAATTTTGGGATCGGTAATGGGAGTGGGAAAATTCGGCGCCGGTCTCGGAATAAAGGGCGCAGGATTTTTAGCACGCAAGTTGCCTAAAGTCATGAAGGGGGCAACAGAACTTTTGGGGGCTGGCGCCGGTGCTGGCGGCCTCGAGGCCGGGGTGCGAGAAACCGCTGCCGGTGGAGATGTGGGCGATATTCTGTCAGCCACGGGAGCGGGCGGTGCGACCGGCGCTGCAACCAGCGGTGCATTCGGCATAGCTGGCAAGGGGCTTAGAAAATTTGGTGAGAAGGGAATTCTTGAGCCACAACTGAAAGTTCCCTTTAAGGAAACACAGAAAGTTACCAGCAGATTCAGAGCTGAAGATGTGGTTGATTTGCAATTGAATCCTACTTTTTTAAAGCGTGTCTTTGGCGGCGGCAGCGGATTGAAACAGATAAATACCAATGCAAACAAGCGGCTTGACCAGCTTTTGAAAGAACAACAAGCGATAATTGATACAAAGTCGGACGCCCCGGTAAATTTGTTTGACTTGCTTGATTTGGCTGAAGACAAACTGGAAACCCGAATTGCATCCGGTGAATTTTCCGGCAGTGCCGACAAGGTTCGAAAAGCGTTTAATGAATTTGCGGACGATTGGTTCAAGCGGATGAGTGCTACCGGAACCGTTTCGCTTAATACTGCACAAAAATTAAAGACCAGTACGCAAAAAATTCCTGCCTTTACCCGCGATGAGGGAACGGCTAATAAAGACGCGGCCGTGATACTTGGCAGTGTATTGAGGGATAAAATAGAAGAGGTGGTTCCGAAAATTGCAGGGCCAAACCAATTATTCAGCCAAATAAAACCGATACAACGGTTTACTGAAGCGGCAATTTCTACTCAATCGAGGCGTGATTTAGCCCAGCTTGCACGTGAGGCATTTTTCACTTTGACGGTGGGTGGTGGTGGTGGTGCTGCGGCGGGACAAATGGCAGCTGGATTGGGATTGGGCGCGGTCTTTCTTGCCGGTATACGTGGACTTAAAAGCCCGACAGTCGGTGCCGGTCTTAGCAGGTTTGGGAAAAGGGTCGCCGAACCCGGTGGGTTTGTGCAGCGTGCCGCAACTGCGGGTCAGGTACAAAGCGAGACCGGAGCGGGCCCATTGCTTCAAGACATCCAACAGCAAATAGAACAACGTAGGCAATCTCAGAGCCAGTGAGCGTTACCAGTATAATCCGTAGCACAAAACAACTGCATCCACTGATTCAAAAAGACCTGCTCACCGTAGTACCAAAGCTACACAACCTTGGGTTCAGGATATATGAAACTGATCGTACTCCAGAGCGACAAGCTTACCTGCATACTATAGGGTCCAGCAGGATCAAAACCCTTGGTTACCACTCATTCCAGCTGGCACTTGATATAGTGCGCTGGAGCGAAAGCAAGAAGCGCTGGATGTGGGACTATGATACGAAGACATGGGGCGTTGATCACTGGAAGTACTGGAAGCCCAGCTGGTATGCTGTGGCTGGCATGATGAAGGATTTGGGCTATGAATGGGGCGGGGATTGGAAGTCATTTAAAGACTATCCGCATTTTCAGGAGTCGTTTGGAATGCGGCTGGTGAGTTTGCGTATCGGGAAGTTACCGGATACAGGGCATGAGGACTGGGGACTTAAGATTCGGAAGCGTTTGAATTTAACTTGATGCATCGCAGTTTATCCGGGTCAACTCCGAATACTTGAACAATAACCTGTCTGTCTGGCCTATCAATAGCGCCTTTTTGCCACATAATAAACTGATCAGTCAGACGAGACATCCTATTAACTTTCACCGTTACTTTACCACCTTCCTCTTCTGGCTCTTCATAGGAATGGATATGATATTCAGCGCCTGTAGGACCGTCTGTCAGATGATACCAGAACCACGGTGGGTGAGCGAGGATTGCTTTTTTTATGTGTTTAGGTCTGGATTTAAACCATTTATGGTTAAGGAATTCTTTATCACTAATTCCTTCGCGGCGTTTATATTCTGGCATTTTTATATACTTCCTGACCCCATGGTAAAGTCTGGCAGGGGAGAATGCTCTACCGGTGTATAAAAGTTTATACAAAATGTTGCGATATTTACATGCATTTCCTCTTTAGGCAAAATCATTATGGCTTCCCGATCTGAGCCGATAAATATTTTCTTTACAAGTTGCATGTCTTTGTACTCGGGCATTCTGGATTTCCTTGAAAAGGATGTATGAATCCATAGCTTTTTATCACCATACTTGTAAATGGACTGTATAATAAGCAGGCCATTTCCCATACGATATGCGAATCCATCTTCTCTGGATTCGATTGTTTTAACTGTGGGGTGTTGGACTTCTTTTAGCATTATCAAGCCTGACCCTGTCACCCGGACCACTTGAATTCCATGGGCGCCGGTATGATTCATGCTTTTCTAAAATATCATCTGCGTCCTTCAGTTCGGCTAAAACCTTGACCAAGGTTTCGTATTTGTATGTTCACATCTCACGAACAATACTGGCATGTCCGGGTGGAGCGAATGGGTCTGGTATTCGTAGATCAGTAATCCGAATGCGATATTGGCCAAATAAGTATGGCTCTACAAGGATAGTATGATGAGGGTCTTTTAATGTACCCGCTTTAAGCTCAGTTACGATTGGGAAGTCCATGGTTCCTTTCCATCATTACCTTATGTATGGCATACTGTACGTTCTGGAGAAGCTTCCACATTTCCGGTTGCTCTTTGAAGCCTGCTATTTCCTCGAGTGTTATTTCGTGCAATTTAAGATTGGATCCATAAACGAGCATGGACGCACAGTAGCTACATACGGTTCCATCTCCGGGCGTTGGCTTATGGGTGTGGTCAACTGCCGTTGCACCATCCATTTTTTTTTCACAGATAGGGCATTCTGAGGGAGCAATATGGTAATCCTTAAATTTCATTTTTTACTTCACCTCTTCAATATCTGAAAGCGGTATGCCCCGTATTATGGGCACGTCCAGCAGTGGCTCTATCTTACCATCCTCATAAACCATGGGGATTATATCGCAAGACTCATCCCTGATACGTATTACCTTACAAAGTTGCTTGGTGGTCGCGAGGCGATAGGTGTTATTTACTATGATCTCTTTCAGAAGTATGCCCCCTTACTACGTTGCTGTTGCTCGAAATCTAACTCAGCAAAGCAGGGAACGCAATAGACCCGCTCACCATGTGGCTTACTAAAGATTGTGGGACATCCCAAGCATTTAGAACCAGTATCGCGCGCTTTCTTTTCGTCCAGATTGCTTTCTGCTTCACGTAATACTCGAGAGGTTTGTTCCTTGGCATTTGAGACAAGATCTAAGGCATATTGCTGTACTGATTCTTTGGCCTCGTTAAGGACAAAAAGATTTTTCTTATATGCCAAATGTAGCTTGGCATTTTCGGAAAGGACTTTATTGAGTTGTCTTATATGCCGAATTAAAACGATAATCAATATACTTAGAACACCTAACTCAATGCCCCTAAGTATGATTATACTTGGAGCCATAGCTTGTCACTTGATTCTGTGACACCTCTATTGTAGATGCTCATAAAGTTCTTTAAGTAGGTCACGGTATCTGCCGCTCTGACAATGGTTTTGAATAGCCCTGTCTTCAATTGCTTTACCATAATCGAATGCTTATAAGCTGGATGACTCACAAATTTGCAAGCGGAACGGAAAAAGAAATCTTGGTTCCATACGTCAACATCCACATGAGCGTTCTGCCAGTCAATTATATATTCTACAATTTGGCAAGCCCTATCATAATTGTCGAAGGTAAATTCACCAAACCTAAATATCCTGCCGTCATACCCACCGGGTGTCTTATTGTCGCTCGCTTCTCTAATAAGGCATGCGGCCAATCCCTTGCTTATATTAATGTTGTATGATTTAATAAATTTGTCAAACCTTACATAGGGCTTGTTATCTAGCGTGACGAAGTAGTGGAGATAGTCGGACATCTTCCAGTTTTTAGCTAGGCTATTTATCTCAATAACAATAGCCGCATCGGTATCATCTAGAATAATATAAGGGAATGTCATTTCCAGTTCTTGACAGGCTTTGAAGGTATGTTGACCATCGATCAAATACCATTTTTTGTTTAAGGTAATAGGCTTTACCCATCCTCTGGTTGCGAGGGCGGCTTTCATATCCTTTACATGGTTTGGATCGGTTTGGCGATTGTAAGGCAAATACTTAACTCTTTTGTAGTCTTCAGGTTTGCCGACATAAATTTTTAAATCACTTGCTTTCATCTTCTCTCCTTTGGATAGAGTGTCACTTATTTATAAATTTTGGCATTCTATCAACCAAAGTAATTACTTTAGAATTGAATGTCCTTCTAGATATTTTTTTTAGATCATCAAAAAACACGAACCGTAGTTCATCATTCTTCCCAGTATTAATTGTCATAGACCATTTATCATTTGGCGAAATCCAGTTCTGTACAATTTTTGAAAGAATTTCTTCAGGTAAAATTGCCCACATAGGTTGATAGTGTACCTTGAGTAGCAACAACGGCCAGCGATTTGCCTCTCTTGCCCGAACTGATGTCTCAAGCCATAGCTGATAGATTTCTCCCTTCTTACCACGATTGATGTGGAAGGCTAGATTAAAAGTGTTAGACTTGTATTTGGGTAATATATAAAATGGAAAGTCCCCCGGATACACATACTCAAGCCGACCACCTGAGCCGGGGATGTGTGTACCAAAGTAAGGGAACTTGCATGACCACCACTTCTTGAGTTCGCGGCCAACGGTTTTGATGTGGGTGTTGGAAATCTCTTTGCTCTCCATGAATAGATTTTCTTCTTTTCCCATGACAGAGAAATACAAATAATGCTACTTCATGTCAAGCAAAAATATTAAAAATACATTTGACAAGAGCTAGAAACGCATGTAATCTTATATATATCAAATACATATAAACAACCTAATACCAAACATTGGGAAAGGAGATGAGTGTGTCTAAACAACTCAAGCTGACTTCCGAGGAAAAGGCGGCCATCGTTCTGGATGTCTGGCCCATGAGAATGAGCCAAGGTTCCGCCGCTAAAAAATACAAATTAACCACCAGTCAGGTGCAGACAGTTATCGCAGAGGCTAAAAGTAAAATGATGTATGCCTTCGATAAAACCACTGGCCGCAATGGTGACCGCAAAATTTACAAAGGCCTAGCCGAGGAAAACGCCAAGCTGAGGGCTTTGTGTGCAGAGCTTTATATTGAAACCAGATTGGCGAGGGACTGATATGGAGATTGCGATCAGGACAAAGAAGAATCCTAATAATACAACCGCCTATTATGCATACCAAACAGGTACTGGTGGCAGGATGTGTTCTACGGGAATTAAGGTACCTAAGTCACCATCTGCTAGAAGTTTTGCGCACAAGAAAGCAGAGAAATGGCTTGCTAATAATAAAAAGAAATTAATAGAGAAATGGGCCGCGATGCCTCCAACCAGTTTGCAGTTAAAGGAAGATGTTAAAGTGGATAGTGACAAAGAACAGACGGAATTGCTTGAAATTACTAATGACGCAATGGCTCCAGAAGATAGGGGTCAGGTAGACTCTAAGCTCAAACTTAGATGTGCCATAGAATATATTCAAGGTGTAAAGCCAGAAATGATCAGTCAGCGGTATAACGTTCCAAAGATATACATATCAAGATGGTCAAAGGAATTACAGGCAAGAGGACATCTTGTGTATGGGCAAATGGGTATGAATGAATTGAAATCCGGTGGTGATGAAAATTCTTTACTAAAATATAAGGATGATCAGTTGAATAAAGTTAAACATGCATATAGGCAATTGTTATTAGAGATGAAAGGAAATGAATTGGGAGTCGCATTATAACAAAGGAGGCTTTATGAGTTGTAATATAACTACAAGAAAAACAGATAAAAGTATTCTATTCAATATTATCGATTACGATGAAGGTGGGAAGCGCATTGCTACTGGCGTTAGCGTAAAGGTTGATGCCAGTGCAAGTCTCATAGCCCAAGCCAGAAATCGTGCCGCAGTTATTCTTGATGACTATATAAATGGCAAGCTCAAAAGCCGCGATAATCGGAATATCAGACTTGATGAATTTGCTAAAGTGTTCTTTAGAAACACTTCTGACAAAGGCCAAACGCTTTATCAGAAAAAGCTGGCGTTCGATAAGCTAAGGAAAAAGGTTGGCAATGTTCGGGTGACAGATTTAGGCAACGTCCAAATTGATTCATTGAAGAAGCATATGCAGGAATTGACTTACGAAAATAAAGACAAGGAGATAAAGCGACAGAATACGGACACCACTATAAATAAGACGTTAACCAAATTAAAAACCATTTTCAAATGGGGCATGGCAAACAATGGTCCGCTTGAATTCCTGAGAGTTAATCCTTTTGCAGATAAGGGTGTGATGATTTCAAAGCCAGTTAAGCTAGAGGTCGGGATTCTCACGGCTCAAAACGTAGTTAAAATTAAAAACCATATGGCTACAAGGGAAGGGCTGGTGATGCGTTTGATATGGTGGATGGCATATAAATATGGCGCGCGCCGATCTGAAATTATGAATCTCAGAAAAAATCAAATCGACTGGGAAGCAGGGAAGGATCGCAAAGGGATTATCAGAATGAAGAACTGGAAAACTGGGGAGCCAATATCGGCGCCAATCTTTGATGATATTAGGGGCATGTTGATGGCGGTATATGATCAAGCAGGGGAAGGTGAGTATATATTTCAGGAGGACGGAATTCCGTTGGACCATGACAAGGTGAGTAGGCGCTTCCATAAGATATATTACCATCACCTCGGCTTGAAAGGAATCAAGCCACTCCACGGATCAAGGCATACTATAGGTACCCGGTACATGGAGGAAGGTGGAGACCTTTTCGCATTGCAATCATGGCTTGGGCACGCGACAATCGAATCAACCAAACAATACATCCATGGGAAGCGTCTTTCCCTTGCCGATGACTTTGAAAATTTAACGAAATAAATATAGCCAAATTTATGCACAAATATGTACATACACAAATGGTTTGCGAAAAAGCCTTGCGGGATAACGCTTTTTCGGTGGTGAGCTTCCGAATCAAAGGCCCTTTTAAGGCATTTGTCATAGGTTCAAATCCTATCTGGCTCACCAGCTTTTTTCGGGTTTACCGTCGGTGATCGGGCGCGCTAAAATTTTTTAATAAGCCCGTCCGATCCCGAGCGATCCCGAACTGTATGCACAAATACATGCACAAATATAAAGGAGATATGGGTATGAATCTAATTACACAGGAAATGATAGATAGTATTTGGGGACCGGATGGTAAGATACCAACCTCATCTTTGCACCGAGTTATCACCGCGTCATTGAAAGAAGCTGAAATGGCTAAGGATAAGGGCGAGCCCTTCAGTATTGAATGGCATGTAGAGATGATGAAGTGGCCCAAGGTTGAGTTGGTTGGCCTTTTGAGAAAAGTCCTTCACCCCAAAAAAGCAATAGTGTTTCCCAATGACAAGAATGGATTGGAGTATTGCGAAACCAATCTGATTGATATTGTGGAGATATGTCAGGAAGGCCCGTTCAACTCAATCGACATTGCACGCATATTGGCAAAGTCAGAAAGTATATTGGAAACGGTTCGGGACGTATTAACAAGGGCGAAGGAATGACCTGTTTAATATGTAAAAAGAATCTCAGGTGGTGCGACTGTCCAGATGCAGATGAAAAGCTGGCAGAATTACAGAAAAGTCCTCATGTTTATGTTGATAATATAATACATGTAAGGAAGCGGCATAAAGAAGGGAAGTGCGGCGAAACGATAGAGGATGTGATTAGAATTCAGATGCCTCAAACCGGTAGCTTATCGGTTATGGGTGGAGGCGGTTTTGCATATAATAAAGACCGCACATGGGAGAAGGTACTACCGTTCGTAGATAAAATATGGAAAAAGTATCATTTAGAGGATGAGGACAAGGCGTATTTCAAGGTAAAAATTCACAACATTGACATTGAAGATGAGCTGGAAATTATTGAATTAATGGAAGGGCAGGATTGGTGAGGAAAATTATAAAAGGTAAGGATTATCAAATACTGGGTTTTTCCCCGTATTTTAAAAAGAAATACGGTACGAGCACTCCGATTATAACTATTGATGGAGAGGATGTTGACCTGTTCCATGGCAAGCGCTGGTATAATCTGCGGGATAACATGGCGAACATGTTGTTTGAAAAAAGAGTAACAGACGAAGGGCATCATATGGACTGGAAGGAAAGGGTGTATGGTGGGCAAATTAAAGATGAAAAAGGCCAGAGACATAGTGAGCTTGCTTATGAGCATGAGATTCAAGAGATTTTTGATGCATAGAAAATTCACACACATAATGGAATCGATGATCGCTACAGCTAAAGAGGAGTTACTTGAAACAGGGGAAGTGCGGCCGCTGTTTGTTATGCTCCATGATTTATATACGCGGATTAACGTAGGTCTAATACCGTATGAATGGGATACCCATGACGAAAAGAGCGAGAAATTTCGGATGCTTAAATTTATGGTGAAAGAAGCTAAGCCAGATGCCTATATATTCATTAATGATGTGTGGGTATCGAAATTTGACAGAAAAGAAATGAGCGAAGCGGAAGCGGAGGAGTTTGCCAGCAACCACATGCCCAGTGACCAGCCCTTTTATAACAGGCAAGACGCCATAACGGTAGCCCTTGTTCATAAGTCCGGTGATAAAAATTTCCGCTTATTTCCTTATAAAAAGATAGGAAATGGTGACATCGCATTTGAAGATGACGAGACAGACTGGAGTGCGGCTGAAAAAATTGCTGGCAGATTAGCCACAATGTTTGAGGACTAAAAATGGAAAACATAGATAAACCTGTATTAAAGATCCCCCACAGTGAGCTTGTTCGTGATTCCGAATATTCTAAGTTCAAATCCAAATGTCCCAAATGTGAGGATGGATTGTTGTTGGTTGCAAGAGTTAACGGATTTGGCAAATTGTCTGAAAAAGATAATTGCGTGGGTTGTGGTCAAAAAATAATATATACTGATATTCAAAATTTAAGAGCGTATGATGCGCTTGACAGATTTGCAACTAATTACTATATATTGGTCGGACGTGAGACCGTCAATGTGGACACCGTGCTTGCTTGGGCTAAATGGTTTGAGGAAGCGCAGAGGCATGTATCAGAAACAAGAATAGGCCGCATATATATATCAACAGTTTTTTTGGGACTGGATCATTCGTTATTCGACAAGGGATGTCCTTTGCTCTTCGAGACAATGGTATTTCAAGGTCCAATGGATTCGGAAATGGATCGTTATTCAACATATGAAGAAGCAGAAGCCGGTCATAAGAAAATGGTCAAACGAGTCAGGGCTGCTTTAAAAATAAAGAAGGACAAAAACTGAAGGAGGCAAGCGAAAATGGCAGTAGAAATATATGAGTATATGGACTACAGGGAATTTATAAAGGATTGGTTCCGGCATGAGAAAAGAACAAGAAGAAGATTTACTGTAAGGGAATTCGCAAGGAGAGCAGGGTTTAATTCAACTGGATTTTTGAATGAATTAATGGCTGGCAGGCGCCACTTATCAAAAGATTGGGTGGAAAAATTTCTGAAAGTCATGGGCCTTCTGAAATATAGGGAGATATACTTCAGATGCTTGGTTGCGTTCAGCAAGGCTAAAACGTATGATAAAAAAAACATAGCTTATAAAAATTTAGTTGATAGTAATAGAAAATTTGGGCGCACAGAGGAATACTATTTATCTGAGGTTTATAGGGATTGGTACAATCCTGTTATATTGAACCTGCTAAGAATCCGCAATGTTAAAAACGATTACGATAGTTTGGCGTCATTGCTCCGGCCCGCAATCAGGAACTATGAGGCAAGGGCTTCTATTAAATTATTTAAGAGATTAAAATTAATCAGAAAAAACAAAGAGGGATTTTGGAAGCCGGTAAAAAAAGCTTTCGAACTGGCATATAAAAGTGGTTCAATAGGTAGAAATAATTTACATAAATCAGCCGTGGGTGCTTTTCTGAAAAGAGCCAATATTATTGACAATATGGAGAAAGTGTCCACGATACACGTAGCAATGTCGCTATCGGAAAATGCGCTGAATGACGTAAGCAGAGAGGTGTTAAAATTTAAAAAAAGCGTGGAGGCCATTGCCCTTGCTGATTATGAAAAGGTAGACAGGGTGTCCGTTTTGACTATGCAGTTTTGCCAAGCTACAAAGGATTTTAAGTGAAATGGACGCATAATATACCGACCGAGGAAGGTCTTTATCTGAGAAATAATCCAGTTGTTAAATCCGTAGTTAGAGAACAGGTTATAATTATAGAAGGACAGCCGTATATGATTAATGAAGCAATAGTAAAAATAACAGAGAAGTATTCCAAATGGTGGTGGTATGGACCGATACCATTAGTGCCAAATGAATGAAAAAAAACTAAAGTTGCTCCTTGAAACGATGGCAGCTCACGTGGGGCATGCAAGCTGGTGTGAGCATATAACTATGACTGATGGAGCGCACAATCCACTTAAATGCAATTGCGATTGGACTAAATTTATGACATTATTAAATGAGACATTTGATTAAAGTTTTGACTGCACTATATACTTATCAATATCATTCTTCCTGAATCTATAATCACAGCCCTTTGGCTTGTACACACGAACCTTTGTAAAGAATGGCTTTGCCAAGTCAAGGTTCCCGCGTTTCCATTCATATATTCGATTTATGACAGTCTTTTTAGTGATGCCTAAGCGCTGTGCCGCCCCTTCTAGTCCAACCCAAGTGTCATCCTGACTCTCTGGCTGGAATTCCTGCAAAGCGTCCAGTACGGCTAATTTAATTTCTTCCCGTTGATTCATCCACTATATCAATTATTTGATTCATTATAGTAATTAGATTGTCTTTGTTGATAGGTTGCTTGGCATCCACCGCTAATTCCTTTATTGCTTGCATCCGGTGAGGGAAGTCGCTCGATTTTTTACAGGCTTCCAGCACATATATGTCAATGTCCTCCATATCAAACGGGCCAGTGGAATCATTGATAGCTGATTTCAATATGGTAAAGTAAAAACTGTCTCTGTTAATCCTCATGGTATCACTCCGATTGCCTTTAAAATTACCGCCAGTATAACTATTGCACCCAAAAATAGATACATCTCGTGATCAGGGTCCATTTTCTTCCTCAAATTTAATCACCTCAACTTCCAATAGAGCGTGTAATTTCTCCATTTGTTTTAATATTCTGTCGATTTCCGGTCTGGTTCGTACCAGATTTGTATTGAGTTTTCGCGCCCACTCTTTCTGCTTTCCATGTAGCTTTCCGACATCGGACTTATTTTCAACAGAACAGCCCAAAAAGAATCTCGTACCCATTCCAAGACAGACAATATTATCCGGTAGACCAGTAAGATACTGACTAATAATATTACCCACGTGAGGTGGAATGTTATTGCCAGCACGGAAAACAGCTTTGTAAAGAGCATCTGGAATACGTATACAAGGCCAGCCCTCATTCTTGATTTTCCAATCGACATATGCCTGAATCTCCTTTTCTAGTGTTTTTGCTTTTTTGGGTGGCTTGCGTTTAATCATTTCCAAGCCACCTATCACATACGCCAAACTTTCTGATATCAGTGGCTACAGAGGCAGTAACGCCCATTAAACGGCATTTATGATACCTGTTTGCAACTTCGCGGATCGTATAATATCTGCAAGTACCACAATGATTGCTGGACTTATCGCCTTTGCGGTAGTCATTTTGAATCCTGAATTGCTGGAATGGACTCAGATTTATGTGTCGCAGTATGGGCGTTTCGCCTCCAAACAAGTCAGGGTGATATATCACTTCTCCTCCATTTTATTTAAAAACTCATGATAGTTACACATCATTTGAATATCATAACGGCCTGCTGTTTCATCATACTTGAATTGATGCGAACGCTTAATAATATCCTTGTAGAATAAAGGGAGGTCTAATTTCCCCTCATAGTCAGGTATGTCAAATACGGATGCGTTCTCAGGGTTCACGTTTGAGGCCAGTTTCAGCACTTTGTGGCGCTCACAGTCGCACCTCACGACCTGATCCCTGATACTGTATCCCTTCGCCACAATGGAGGAGAGAGAGGACTGTAGTAGGTTCAGGTGGCATTTAGGCACCAACTCCCGCTTGGTATCACCCACTGCTACCAACAGGATTACCGCCCATCCCAGCCCATCGCATATGTCCTGATTACACTTTTGGTCTTCGTTTTCCATCTCTATCCATCCACATCCTTAGCGTATGATAATGTGATTTGTATTTATCGCCCTTACTACCTATGTATTCATTGAGCCTTCTGGTATAGTCCTTGCAGTTCTCCGGGCCATAGTCCACAGCCAATCGTTTGGCCTCCTTTTCTGAAATCAGAACGAAGTCATGCAGGCGTAACGGTTTCTTCTCTTCTTCTTCTCTACTCTTCTCTACTCTACTCTGCGTTACGGTTTCGTTACATTCTGTTACAAGATCGATGAATTTATGTAACATTTTTAGTGTCACGGACATAGGCTGTTTTTTGAAGTCAAATCCTTTTTTCTTCAGCCATGACTCGTTAAGCGGTACTGGCTTTTTGGTTTGAATCTGAAGCATTATGAATTTGACGTATCGCCATGAAGCAATTTCATCCAGCATTTCAAATTCATAATCAGAGTTCAGCATAGAGAAATAGATTTTACACCATATCAATGATCGGTCTTTATAGCCGGGATGATATTTTTCAAGGTTTTTGATAGTCAGGTATTGCATTTATATAGGCAGCCCCGGCTCTGGCATGTTATTATCTTGCCGGTAATTCATAATATCGCGGTTTACCAGTTCCATTTCATCCAGTTCATCATCACTTTTGCGTGTCATGCCGAAAGTTTTTCCGAGGTATTTTATTTTCGGGCGTGATTTTTTCTCCCAAACCTCATTTTTCACTTCAATGACAACGGGTCGCTCCTGTAACACCTCACCGTTATTCAGTTCCTTAATATCGAAACCTTCCCAGTCCAGAACCTTGTACAGAGTATCAAGCGTAAATTTCATGGCCTTTTCACTGAGCCAGAGATCGTGCCATAAAGTTCCCTGAGCATCCTTGCCAGTATCAAAATTTGTAACCAATTCAATTTTTAATTTGACGGATTGTGTACCAGTGTTTGTTGACTCCGCAAGGCTATGATCCGCAACCACAGCATTGTATCGACCGTTCGGTATTGTTACTTCGTTCATTTCTCCTCTTTCATTTTAGTTTCAAGTTTGATTAATTTATTTACATCTGATTCAGTTTTTACAAATTGCAGAATTTCCTTTGCTTTTTTCTTATCATATTTTTTGTCTGCCATGGTTGTAATCGAGTTTTTCAGATTTACCACATCGATATTGGCATTGTCGATGTAAGCCAGAATATCTTTCATTCCGCTTTCCTTTTTGAAGTCAAAGGTCTCTGGCATTCCGTATCTATTTTTTGCCTGCCATGCATCGCAGTGAGTGGTATGGAATACACGTTTTGAACCACCAATACCTTTTGGTCGCTGATCATTGCCCTTTTTAACTACAACAGATTCAAAGTGTGCAAACAATACAGCGTCCGCCCATTCTCTCAGCTTACCAGATATTTCCTTGCAGATTTTCATCTGGTATTTATCGTAATCATCACCTACCGGATTTTTAAAGAGCCGTATATCCACATGGGAATTTATTACAACCAACATTCCGGTCTGGCTTTGTACGGTTTCAATTCTCTGGAGAAAGCGAAGGAATTCCATAGCGGCGGCTTGGTAGCCATTTCGCCAGCCGAAATCTGACATGGCTGTAAAGCTGTGGTCAATACACATACTTTCAAAAAGCATGGACTCAAGCCAGTCAACAGTATCAATTACCAGCGTTTGGTATTGGTGATCGCCTTTTGAAAGCCATTCAAGAAAATCTAATGTCTCAGACCAAGCAACCGGCTCCCAGTTTTTTGTATTTCTAAATTCCGGTCCGGTCAATCCGTTTTCAGCGCATAGAAAGATAGGGGAGGGAGCGCCATTTGCACATGTGGATTTACCTACACCTTCCTGACCCATTATTACAATTTTGGGAGGGAGGTCTGAGCCGCTTTGCTTTATTTCATCTTTAAAGTTTCTCATTTATGGCCTCCGATAATTCAGGATGTTTGAATTCTAATTTTTCAAATACATCAGTGTCCGTTAACTCTTCAGAATGTGTACAGACACCCCAATACGGACACTTGCCGAATCGTAAGCACTCCCGTGGATTTTTAGGCCAGCGTTTATGTAACTGGCTTTGACGGATATTTTGAGAGACTGCCCACATATCATGCTTGAAATCTTCAAGCTGCGATTGTATGCGTGGGATTTCTTTGCGGACGTAATACCCGTCCATGTCATTATCTAGGATATATTTTATGCGTTGACCAAATGCCTCTGGCTCTTCATCATGTTCATGCTGGCTGGCAATGAGGGTGACACCATCTTTTAAATATTTTCGCTTTTCTTGTGGTGTGGCTTTGAATGGTCTAATGGATGGCTTTCTGATAACATCATAAATAATGGTTTCAATATTTACGTTTAAAGATTCACCGCCGATAACATACTGGCTAATCTGTGGATCAAGAAAAAGGTTAGCCCAATATTCGCTACCCTCAGAAATATCCTTGGTAGTGCTTTTATGTTCAAGAATCCCGTTAGCAAGTAGCAGGTCAAGTTTTCCTGCCATGTCAAAGTTCTGTGATGCTCGATTGGTTTCAGGATTAACCAACGGAACACGAAACTCTTTTTCAATACCGATAACTTCCAAATCTTGATTTCTATATTTAATATCATATCCTTTTATCAGTTCGATACATGTCACGATGTCGTATACATTCCATTCAGTTACTATAATTTTATCTAAATAATTGAGGGCTTTACCCAAGTCAGACAGATACCACGCCTCTAATGCCTCATGTATCATCCGCCCAAAGTAAAGGGCGTGCGCGGTTCTTACGGATTGGTATCCTAACTCATACCTGTAATAGTGTTTTCGCTGGCAATCCCCATAGACATTACGCCTTGAGTTTGTGAGTAACATCTTCCGCTCTTCCATTCAGCCTCCGTTTTGACCAAAAAAAAAGCCGATTATTCGCATTTCCCTTGTTGGATTTTGCGAACAATCGGCTTTGTTAAAAAAACCTGTATGTTCAGGTATTACTTAAGAATATCTTTTATATCGCTATCAATTTCAGCCTTACATCCTTTCAGCTTATTATCATAAATTTCGAATTGAATTCGTGCACTTTTATTTTTCTTGCATGACTTAATTGCTTTATGCAGTTCGATAACTGCATGAGGGATGCCAAATTCTGACAGTGCCTCTTTAAGTGGTATGCTTCCCATATAGTCTCCAGTCTATTAGGAAAATAGGGAGGTGAGTACAGTACTGAGCTGGAGACTGAGTTCGACAACGGATTGCCGACCCCGAATGCCCCGACGAGACATTCCGATTCCCGTATCTCACGCTCCCTATTATATTTCTGATTATTTTTTGTATTTAACACTCAGTCTCCGGCAAGTGATTATAAAATATGGCATAGCATTTGTCAACTTTATTTTTTATGCTGTCATCCACCGACGAGAAACTTTATTGAAAAAGGTAAATTCGTTTTTCCATGTGTATAACTTTCCAAATTTATTTCGTTTTTTAATTGGTTGCTGACCATATGTTTATGAATGTTTTTATATTTTAATCCATTTTCCCACGCTATCCCAGCAATTACACATCCTAACAAGACGTCAACCAATTGAAGCGAGAGGGTAGAGCGAGAATCCAGCATCATAGCGTTTTGTACGCTGTCAATTTTTTCTAAAGCATCTGTAAATTTTATATCTTCATGTGCTGGCGCTGTCATAGCGTCGGCAAGAATTGTGAATCTATCGATTTTACTTTCGCTTATTAACTGCTCAGATAGTTTTATATATTGCTCATATTGGGTTGATTTTTCTGATCTTGCCCAGCTATCGACAATTATACAGGAAAATCCGGCCTGATTGGTTTTAAAATATATTGATAGCTCTTTTATAATTATACGGTACATGCTGTGGCTTGAGTGGGTTATATTTTGGAATTTTATTTCTTGTCTGCCATATCCACCAATCCGCAACCGCTTGCTAATTATTTCGTGTAATTTTGTGGGATTTTCCAGCGTCAATAATCCGGTGCCATAAAACCGCTGGTTTTTATCCGATGGGTTCCCCACATCGTCTATAAATCCAAAATAAGTACTCATTATCATAATATTATTCGGCCTATTATTGCCTTTCCTTTAATTACTAAATCCATATATAATTGTTCATTTATTTATAAAAACAATATGTAGCAAATAAATACAGTCGGCATACAACGTATTGCGTACCGACTGTATTTATAGTTTATATCATTTTGGCAAGTGCCAAGAAATGATCTATTGCCTTCGTCAGCGCCTCCAATGCTGGCTTGCGTGTTTTTTCCACGTTGGCCTCTTTTACTTCGCCTTTCACAATGGCTTGCGCCTCCTGTAATCCTTGTATCATTTTTTCGTATTTCATTAATTTAACCTCCCTTCTGTCGGTCTAGAGTGGGACAGCATGAGCAAAAAAAAGTTAAGCTACTTTCCGCATGAATACACCGCTCCTATTTCGCGGTGTAACGTCCTTAATTCGCCCGATAGTGAATTCATTTCCGTAACCTTGCCGTAATTGCTGGATTGCAATTATATTGGCTCTATTACGGTTTTCCGCTTCAATGTAGAGAGTTTCCACACTGGAATTGATTTTATATGTTTTCATTCTTCCCCCTTTTTATATTTAATATATGCGTCGGCTAATTTGCCATTAGTATCTGTACTATAATCTCTGTGACTAAATTTAAAGCTGCTTTCAACTTTGGCGATAGTTAGTCCTCTTACGCTTTCCAGCCAGTATAAAATATCAATTATCTCTGTTCTGTTCATTTTTCCCCTTTTTTATTTTTATTATACCATTTAATAAATTCAATTATTGTTTTGTAGATTACTTCAATATTTGCACTCATAAAACAATCGTCTATTATCTCAAAACGGCCCATATATTCTCCGTAAATATCGCTTTCGTAATCCTGAGTACTTAATACGGTTATTTTCTCCACTACAGGCATAAGCCAGTCCCATGAGGTGTCGTATAATAATTCATCTGGATTTAAATAGAAAAGAATAGGTTCCATTTTATCGCCGAATATTACCCTATCAGTAAGCTGTCTATCGTTAGGATTAATTTTATTTGCATAGCTTAAAATTTGCAATAGCATGGGCTGTGAGTCTGGCCTTATTGCAATCCTTCCGTTTTTTTTAGGTAGCCCCATAAACTCAGCTATTAATTTATTATTTTCTGTACTCATTTTATTCTATCCTTTTATTAATAAGTATACTCAACAAATTCATTGCCGTATGTGCGCTTGAAATTTATCAACTGCTTTTCAAGGTGTACCATAAGCTCGATAAAATTCAACTTCTTATTATATAATTTCCCGCTTTTGGACACACTTGGAGAATCATATATTCTTTTATCTTTATCCTTGGGTATTTCAAACTTTATTTTATTCATTTTGTCCATCCATTCTCTGTCATAAATTCAATGTCACCATTAAACAATTGTTCCTCACTGCATCTTATAAGGCTGTACCCTTTGCCTTGATCGTACCGCTGGAAAGCATAGAGCCCCTTTTCAAAGTATATCCATTTATACCCGTTTATATTTACTCGCTTAAGGATAGATTTATATTTCATTTTATCCCTCTTTTAATTTCCTCTTTCAGTTCTTTGATTCTTTTGTGCCCGTCCATTCTTGCGAGTCTCCAGCCTTCAGGGGTAAGGTTACCGTCATTGAACCGCTGTAATCCCACTTTTAAATTCGCCTCTAATTCTTGTATGCGTATTTTATTTGATCGCATGTAATACATTTTAACTTCAATATAATGCGTGCATTTATCCCCGTAATCATCCCAAAAATTAGAGTATGTATTCCCTTTGACTTGGGGCTTTGCTCGTTCACAGCTTTTATACTTGGGACATTTTGAATAATTATTACATACTGTTAAGCTTGCCATGCTATTTATCCTTCCATGAATTGATTTGACCGTCTAATATTTCCATACTTTCGCATATTTCACTAATAGCAAGATCAAGCAAAATGGCTTGTCCACTGGTACAGCGTCCCCATACTTTGGTAGAGCCTGAATCCCATACAGGGTGACCCATTTCTTTGAGCTTTTCGTATAAGTGGTTGTCGACTGCCCAATATTCCATTATTTCTCTGTATTCTGGCTCTGGTTCGGGGTTGTTAAAAAGTCCATCACATGCGTTACAATGGAATTCATGGTCTGATTCTGTTTCATTGCCAAAGTGTCCGTGTTGGCTTTGCTGATCCCCACACAATGGGCAAGTATAACATTCGTAATTTTCCCACTCTTCCCACATTTCCGCATTTTCATCTTTATCAATAATAGCCTGTACCAAGGAATTGACATTGCAAAATACTTCCCTTGCGATGAATTTGCCTTTAATGTCCTGATTGATACTGCTGTTATAATCTATTTTAGTACTCATTTTATACTTCCTTTATGGTAAAATATTAGTTTTAAGAAATTCATTATAATCCATATCAAACCTTACTTTATCAGCACTATAGAGCCAATCACCATAGGGCCTTGTTCGTGCTCCGCTCTGTCTATTCCATCCGGTGCCTTTAGCACTATATTTGTCATTCAGTAGTTCTTTAAAGGCTTTTTTTGTAATTTTCATAGCCTATACTCCTAATTGAATTAATGAATAAACCATTACACCGGTAAAGCTGGCAAGTGAGCCGGTAACGGTGGCGATAATGCGGACGGCACTCCAATTGATATACAATTGCTGTGCACAGATTAAACGGAAGCCAACGTATACAGCTGAGGCAAGTATGAGCCCCGCGTATTTGTTGTTTATTGCGTCGGTTAAGATTTCCATTTCAAGTCTCCAGAGATGAAAAGGTAAATAAGTTGTTTTGCTTATATCCTTAATGTAGGACAAGTGGGGGACAGTGTCAAGCAAATAATGCAATAAACGTACATAAATATTGAAATAACCTAGAAGTGTAAGGTAGGCAATGGGTTAGCTCTCATCATTCTCATCTAAATACTGCAAGTAAAAGTAACCAAATATAAATATTACTATCATTATTAGCCAGTGCATTACTTACCATCCTTTAGGCGCTTCATGGCATCCATAGCTGTCATAAACGCCTTATCATTGATAACCAGTAAGCCAGCATTCAATATTTGCTCAGCACTGGCAGTCTCAGTAATACCGCTATCATCAGAATGCTTGATAATACCATCATATGTATTTTGATTGAGCCTGTATGACACCTTGACCTTAATATGCTTGGATTTAGGCATTATTAAATAGGTGTAATTCCTTTGGTTTCATAATAGACATCTTCAATACGAGCTATCATTGTGCTGAGCCCATAGGCTTCACCGCTGTACTTATCCTCGCTATAGGTTTCAACTACAAAGTGACATAAAAAGTCATACATTTCCTCAGCTGTCCCATGATTAAGCCTGCGTATGATATTGTGATAGCTCTTTTTCATTTAGCAATTACCTCCAAATCCAGTAAAGAAAGTTAAGTCCAGCACATATACAGCCAACAGCATGCCACGACATACCCATAATATTACATATCCTCTTATAGATAAGGGGTACAAAGTATGAAGCTATCCAAAAGGCAGAGGCAAAGGAAAAGCCAGCTATAGAGTAAGCGGTGAGCACAGACAACCAAGAATACGACACCTGTCCCACGTTGTCAAGTATATTTTCCTATAATAACCATAAAACCCATAAATACTACAACTTACATCACTAAAAGCACTATTATAGATACTACAAATATAAGTATATTCTAATATATCAGGTTTACATAATACAAGTTTACATAATACCTCCAAGAAGAGCCATACAGCCCATATAAGACACACAAGACCACAATCCCATACAACACTATAAAACACCTCAAATAGCCATATAACCACCAATAACAGCATTATACACACTACAAGCATTATAAGCATAATTAAGGATAATATCTTTTCTTCTTAAATTAGTGCTATTGATGCAATATAAAGCTTGACAAGTACTACAGTATTTGTATAGTATAGCATTATTAACACTATGGTGCATACTATGCCAACTTTAGGCACTCCGCAGACAGTGAAACCCCTTTGTGTACAACACAATTATAGACATTTAAAAGTACATGTGTATGAATATGTGCATTCCGCCTAGCAAATAGGGGTATTGACCTAGAAATATGTACAGAATAGATATGATGTACAGTAATATAAATAATGCTGATA